AGAGACAGGATTTCTTCCGTACAGGCTTTATTATGTAACGGCAAAGGGGAAAGCCGTTTACAAATCCATGCCAGTTGCAGAAAGCTAATTGAATCAATGGAACTTCAGTCATACACAGAAAAGGGAGAACCAGACAAAGAGTCAGGCTATGACCATATGGCTGACGCTGTGGGATATTTGATATGGCGTGAGTTCAATCCATTATTTGCTAGGTCGGGCAAAGCTACAGGGATTAGAATATATTAAGAACATGATAGTATTGAGGCAAAACTGTGTATAGCTCACTAAATATTTACAATCAGCCCATAACACAAGCTGCTACCACAGTTGCAAGCCCTAATGCGGCATACCAGAGAATGAGCCAATTCTGGGATTTGATAACAGATTTGAAGGAAGGTACATACAAAATCAGGAGTGAACATAGAAAATACCTTCCGCAAGAATCCAGAGAAACTGATGATAGTTATGACGTTCGGCTCTCGAGATCAACAGTAGTTCCATATTTGCAGCGTATTGAAAAGATGCTGTCAGGTATGTTGGTCAGGAAGCCAGTAAGACTAGATGATGTATCTGATTTAGTGAGAGAACAGTTGTTTGATGTTGACCTTGAGGGTAATGATCTTAATGTTTGGCTTTATAACACAGCAAGACTGGCAATCAGCTTCGGCCATGTTGGGGTACTTGTTGATGCACCGAAAGAAGGGGACAAGACCAGACCATATTGGGTGACATATACACCAAAAGATATTCTAGGATTTAGGAGTGAGATCATAGATGGCGTAAGGCAACTCACACAGTTGCGTCTATTAGAACAGGTTGTTGAGCCAGATGGAAAGTATGGTGACAAGGTTGTTAAACAAATAAGAGTTCTTGAGCGTGGTAGATATGAGATTCACAGAAAAGATGACAAAAAGAATGAATATAAAATATTTGATGAAGGTGAAATGAGCATCAAGGACAAGATTCCTTTTGCCGTTGCTTACTCTAATAGAGTTGGTTACTACGAAAGCCGCAGTCCCTTGTATGACATTGCAGAACTAAATCTCAAGCATTATCAGATACAGTCTGACTTGGACAACATCTTGCATATCAGTTCTGTTCCTATGCTTGCAGTCTTTGGTTATCCTAATGCAGATGAGATAACAACAGGCCCTAATGAGGCACTATCACTGCCACCTGAGTCTCGCATGGAATATATCAGCCCATCTGGTGATAGCTATGACAGCCAGTTCACAAGATTAAAAGATATTGCAGAACAGATCAATACATTGTCACTAGCCGCAGTGCTTGGACAGAAGTTGGTAGGAGAGTCAGCAGAGGCCAAGCGAATAGATAGATCACAGAATGACAGCACAATGATGGTGATTGCACAGCAGATGCAAGACTTGATTGATAACTGCCTCAAGTTTCATAGTGAATATCTTAATGAACCTAATGCTGGCAGTAGCTTTGTGAATAGAGACTTTGTAAGTGCAAGATTAGAACCACAAGAGATAACATCATTGCTCACATTGTTTACTGCTGGAACTATTACACAAGAGACTTTACTTAATCAACTTTCTGCTGGTGAAGTTCTCGGTGACGATTTTGATGTCGAAGAGGAGATCGAAGGCACACAGCAGGGAGGTTTGACAGAAGTAGAGCCACCAGAAGAACCTGACGAAGAACCAGAAGAGGAGGAGGAAGAGGGAGAAGAATGATAGATGAGTATTCCAGAGGTATTTTTTAGGGAGACTATTGATCTAAATAGATTTAGTAATGCTGTTGCAAAAAAATATGCAATAACTTACAACAAAATAATTATTAGAGCAGCAAAAAAATTAAAACAAATAGAAATTAAACAGGCAAAAGCTGGTGAAGCTGTTGTCATATCACCCCAAACAAGAAAAAGATTAAGGGCTATTATTGCTCAAGCAAAGGCAAGTTTAAATACTTGGTCAGGTAAAACAGCTATTGATTTTAAAAAAGAGTTGCAGGGTGTAACAATCTTGCAAAGAGATTTTATTGTAAAAGAACTTAAAAAAGTAACGGCATCTGGAAACGTACCGATAAACAGTGTTGCGATAAGTCCAAAATACGCAGATTCAGTAATAATGAAAGACCCTACAAAAATAAATATTTTTACGACAAAAGAATTTAAAGAAGATGCTTTTAGAGAATTTGGTGCTGGTAAATTTCAATTAACTTCTACTCAAGGAGCAAGTATTACATTGCCAAATGGAGAAACAGTAAGCAAAGCATTTAGAGGTATAGCCACAAAGTCACAGGAAAGATTAGCTTTAGCTATAAGGTCAGGAGTTTTTTCTGGTGAGACAACACAACAAATCGCAAGACAACTTATAGGCAAACTTGATTTTGCAGATCAAAGCCCATTGACTGTAAAACAACTTGCCTTATCTGGTGGTGAACTAACCAGAGTTGCAAATCATCAATTACAAACGATAGTAAGAACATCTGTAAACCAAGTACAGAATCAGGCATCACAGGCTGTTTATGCAGCTAACAGCAAAGTTGCTCCTAAGTATGAATATGTGGCAACACTTGATTCAAGGACAAGTCCAATATGTAAAAGGCTTGATGGTAGAAAGTTTGAATACAACAAAGGGCCTACACCACCACAGCATTTCAACTGCCGATCCACTACTGTTCCTGTTATTGATTACAATAGACTACAAAAAAAATATCCTAGTCTAAACAAGCCACCAGTAGGCAAGGTTGTCACTCGACCTACAGGAGAGGGGACTGGTAGAGTGCCACAGGGAACACAATATGGTAACTGGCTTTTAGATCAAGATAAAAAGATACAGTTAAAAACTCTAGGCAGTGAACAAAAAGTAAGAATATTTAAAAAAATTGCAAAAAAGGAAGGTTCTGGACAAGCGGCAATCAGAAAAATGATAAGAGAAGATGGTAGCGAAAGAACACTTGAACAGTTACAAAGAATATATACATAGAAAATCATGCCATTAAAAAAAGGTAAATCACAAAAGACTATTTCTGGCAACATACGTTTGCTGATGAAAGAGGGCAAGACATTAAAACAAGCTCAAGCAATAGCTTTATCAACTGCTAAAAAACGCAAAAGGAAGTAAGATAAAGACAGCTACTTTTATTGTCATGCCTTCACACTACGGATCAATGAAGCCCAAAGGAACAAAGAAGAAAAAGAAAGGAGGCAAAAAGTAATGGGATATATTTTTAAAGTACAGGGCGAAGAGGAAACAAAGAAGCCCAAAGAAACTAAGCCCACTGCTAAAAAGAAAACTAAAAAGTGACTAGAAAACTAAGGCGAGTTCCAAAGGACAAAAAGACAGGT